ACCTTAGTCAACACAAGTATTGGTCAGCTTAGGTAGTGGTTGTCGTGGTCGACCCTCGTCCACCATAGTTATCTTTAGTATTCCTATCCCTCATAGGTGGCCCATAACTTGAGAACACACCAGAACACATTGGTGTTTGTCTGTTTCGGTCAAACTGTGTATAACTTAGTTAGAGGGCTTATCGTCTGCAAAAGTCGAGACGTTCTTTGTATAGGGTGGTGCGTAGGGCCAATATCTTCTTGGAACTACCACCACTTTTACTTTTCTGTGGATAAGTCGAAAAAAAAGCCCTGGTCCGAAAACCAGGGCATGAAGTTTGCAATTTGGGAGGAGCGTGGCATCTAGCCACCAAAGTGCAAGACTTCGCTTTCCACTTGCACTAACGGCTAGATGTCACGTTTGTTTATTCGTTTGTGTCTAAGTCAAGCGGTTGTCCGTACTCGATGGTAGTACCGCAATCGCTACATTGATGATTACTTGCGATGTACTTGCGTCCGTCTGCATCTTCGTAATCGTGGTCACCTCCCCAGGTCATGTCTTGTTTACAGTTAGGACAAACAAACATTACTCGCAGCTCCTCATTCCTGTATCTGGGTCAATGAAGCAAGCTTCAGCTGCTTCTGTTTCATTATCGTTGCTAGTGTCGGGCTTGACCTCATTTAAGATTCCGTAACGCTTACCAGCTGCTCTGAATGTGGTGATGCCTTTGCATCCAGCTTTCCACGCATCAAAGTACAATGTCTTAAATTCATCGTAGGTCACATGGTCACCGACATTACAGGTCTTGCTGACTGCGCTGTCGATGTACTTCTGCACCAGTGCCAGCACTTTCAGGTGATCCTGTGCTGAGATTTCGTTAGCAGTCTTACCTTCGACCCCATGCCTGTAGGCATAGTCCTCGACACGCTCAATCTTAGCCCCGTCAAACTCCTGTATTGTTCTGTCGTAGTACAGAGAGAACGGTGGCTCGATGCCGCTGCTGACATTGTCTGCAGTCAGACTGATTGTGCCTGTAGGTGCGATGGATGTGAGGTGGCTGTTGCGCAGCCCCTGCTCACGTATCTTTGTGCGTAGCCACTCAGGCAGTGTTTGGAAGTATTTGCTCTGCCAGTAGTTAGAACCTTCGTACAAAGGGAAACTGCCCTTCTCTTCAGCCAGGTCAGCTGATGTGCTGTAAGCTTCATCACGAAGCGTTTCTAACACCATGCTAGTAAAATCCATGAACTCGTCACTAGCATAGCTATAGCCCAGCATCTCAGCTGCGTTAGCTAAGCCGGTAACACCCAGGCCCATGCGTCTCTTGTTCTTAGCTTCTTCTTTTTGCTCAGGCAGTGGGTAGATTGTGCGGTCAATGACATTGTCCATTGCACGGACTGTCACCCTGATGTCTTCCATGAATTGCAGGTCATCGAAGTTAGCACTATCCACTACGTATTTGGTAAGATTAAAGCTGCCCAACAGACAAGCCCCGTAAGGCGGTAATGGTTGTTCACCGCATGGATTAGTTGCAGCAATCTTTTCTGTGTACCACAGGTTATTCATGTGATTGATTTTCTCAAACAGGATGCCTGGTTCAGCCCAATCCCATGTAGACCGCATTATCATATCCCACAGTGCAACGGGGTCCACCTCACGGTAGACTTTGTCTTCGAACACTAAAGGAAATGGTTCTTTATTTTCTAAACACTGCATGAATTTGTCAGTGACATAAACGCTGATGTTAAAACCAGTCAGATTGTCACTGTTCTGTTTAGCTGTGATGAATTGTTCAATGTCGGGGTGGTCAATGCGTAACACACCCATTTGCGCACCCCTGCGATGACCTGAGCTGGCTATCGTCTGACAGACAGCATCAAAAATCTGCATGAAGCTGACCGGGCCAGACGACTTGCTGTCCAGTGACACAATCCTGTCACCTCTAGGTCTGATTAATGAGAAATCGTAGCCGATGCCACCGCCTCTGCGCATGGTCTCAGCTGCCTCTGTAGCCTTCTGCATTATGCTGTCCATGCTGTCATCAATCGTGCCAGACACAAAGCAGTTGTAGGCTGTAGTCTGCCTGGTCGACCCCATTGCGTTCTGGACACGCCCAGCTGGCAGGAAGCGTTGCTCACGCAGCACATCCTTAAACGCCTCAAAGTGCAGGTCATCATCTTTCAGCGCATCAGCTATGCGCACACACTTGCTGTAAAAATCTTCTCCTGTTTGCCTGTATTTAATGGCATCAATCTCCTGCGACAGGGGCAGCAGTGGGCCATATTGTCGGCTATTTCTCATTGTTCTCATTCTCCGCTATCAATTTTTCTGTGTACCAAATGGCCTTCTCAAGGTCTTGCTTGCCGCCCTTATGGTTGTATCGCCACAGGTACTTGATGCTGTTGCCACGACAGAAAGCCATGAAGCCTTCTGCTCCTAGCGCAGCTCTGATTGCGTCAATGCACTCGATGTTGCCTTGTGTGTAGTGAGGTGGATTATTCACGTAATCCGTCATGACTGGCGTGTGGGGGAAGCGATTGTCAGTCTCGTAACCTGCGTCCACAATCGCATCCCGGTCCTCAAGCCAGTCGCTTATTTTGGATGCCATAGTATTAACTCTCCTTTGCTTTCATCCCAGTCAGACCAGCGTAAAATCCTCGCTAGTCTTGCCTGTTGGATGGCATCGTCTTTTGTCATTCCTGCTTTGATGTAAGCTTGCTCGACAGAACCCCATGTTGGTCTGGAGCCAAGTATGGTCTCGGCTTTTTTGGGGCCGACACCAGCTAGTCCTTTGTAGCCATCAGCTGGGTCACCAGTAAGAACTTGTGTTAGGAAAAACCTATCTGCATCAGCTTCAGTTACGTCCAGCTTTTCACCAGCCGTGGGCCGATACAGTTTGCCTGGTATTGACTTCAAATCTTTGTCGTCACTGACAATGATGCATTTGCCTATGTTCTCTGGCTTTGTAGCCAGGATGCCCATGACATCATCACCTTCTAGTGATGGCTTGCGTAGTGTTTTGAAATGTTCTTCTACCCATTCCGACAGGGCCACGTAGCCTACTGGCTTGCGTGTACCTTTTCTGTGTGACTTGTAAGTCGGGTCAACATCCTTGCGGAAGTTGTGGGTGTGGTCACTGAGGCAGCAGACGTAATCATCAACATCTAGCTCTTGACGTATTTTGTTAAGCTGGAAGTTGAACGCTTGTTTTGCATCTTTTAAGTCTGCGTAAAGCGTCCAGATGTCATCTCCCCAGTCTATTTCTTGTTCAGCTATGGTCATGGACTTGTAGAGCAGGATGTCTGCGTCACAAGCTAAAAACATTGTTCGACCTCATCGAGCCATTTCATGCCTTCAGCTGTGATCATCCAGACGTTGCTGAACTGACTTTCATTCAATCTTGTGCTGATTAAGCCCTCACAGGCCGCCAAAGCGACCTCAGTAGCCATCATCCTTGCAAAGTCTGACTTAGTCTTAAATGGCTTCACACGGGCCATGTGGACTGTCATGTAAATTGAGGCCATTCCCTCAGCTTCTTCTTCACTAATGGGTGTCGGCCCAGTTTTGTCCGACTTTGTATTCCGCTTCGATTGGGATTTCGAAGTTGAAATGTCTGCCAGCTTCTTTCGCCATTCTTCCAGCGAGTAAACCTGTGACATCTGCATCTCCTTTCGTTTGTATCTGAACCTCGTCATGAACCCACGCCACTATCGTGTCGGGCAGTCCTTGCTCGGTAATTGCGTTGTCTATTAGCTCAACCCATTTCTTAGCGATTAACGCAGCTGCTGATTGCAGAAGCACGTTCAGCTTCGCATGGCCCCGGACTGTCAAGCGTCTGCCATCTAATCCAATTAGGTAGCCCCGCTGCTCGACCACTGCATCCAGTTGGCGCAGCAGGTCAGCAAAGGCTGGGTTGGCCTTGTAGAATTTGTCTCGTAAAGCACGGCCCTCTTTTGGACCTTTGCCTATTATCTCACCCAGGCGTTTGTCACCTGCGTTGTAACAAAGTGCGTACACCATTGTTTTCGCACCATCACGGCTCAGGCCGGTCATGTCTGCGTTCTTTTGGTGGATGTCACCGTCACAGACCTCTCGACCAAACTCACCGCCATCCTGTAGGAAGTGCGCTAGGCAGCGCAGCTCAATGCCAGCTAGGTCAGAGCCGACCAGCTGGTAACCAGACGGCACTGTAAAAAGTCTTCTGCACTGCTTGCCAAATGCAGCTCTAACAGCTGGCACTTGTTGCAAATTGGGGCCGAAGCTGCTGGCTCTGCCGGTAACAGTACCCATTGGATTGATTGTATGGCGAAGCTTGCCGTCATCATCAGCCAGCTTCAGCCAAGCGTTATTGCCTTCAGCCAGCTGTCCTATGCGCTTTTGCAGCATGAATGACCGGGCCAACTTCTGTGCCTCGGGAAAAGGCAAATTGACCAGAACCGATTCATCAACTTTCGCATCACCTGATGGTGTAAAAAGCTTCGGCTTCCAGTTGTATTTCTGGCGCAGACAATATTCGATGTGTTTGCGGCTATTAGGATTGAACTGAACAATGTGCTTCTTAATGAACGGCACACCCTTCTGGTAACCACGCTTGCTGTTATTAACTTTGGGAATGAACTCTTCATCGATAGTCCAAGCTGGAAACAAGTCCTGTAGCTCAGCATCGATGTCAGCACGTTCCTGCGCCAGCTCACCGTAAAGTTTACCTGCGTTGACCGTGTCAAAGGTCCACCCTGACCTGCCTATCCTGTGGCAGATTTCAGCAATCTTATGTTCGAAGTCTATTGCTCGTTTTGACCACTTCTGTATGGCTAACGCTTCATACAGCTTGTGGCAGACAGTAACGTCCTGTTCACAGTACGACTGCATTTCTGGTGTCCACTCGGACCAGTCAGTCGTCTCACCAAAATCACCTTTCAATGCACCTAGTCTGTAACCCCATGCTTTTAGACTGTGGCTGCCCAGGTACTTCTTCGGGAAATCAGTCTTGCCTGTGAAAGCCCTGTCAGCGTCCTCATTCTTCATATCAGCGTGTAACAGCCGTGACAGGACAAGCGTGTCCGTCACGACCATTTCATGTGTACTGAATGAAGGGTAAAGCTTCTTGATGGCTGGGATGTCGAAGCAGATGCCATTGTGGGCTATCAGCTCAGACGCAGACTGCAGCAGCTCTATGCCATCATTAATTTTATCTGGACCAAATGACCATCTCTGGTCGGGCTGGTCTACATTAAGAGCTGCTATGCAGTGTATTTTAGTAAGGTGTTCAACGAAGTTATCTGTCTCTATGTCGAACAGTAACCTCAACGGTAATCGCCACTGCCTTGCAGCTGGTTGCGTTCTTTCCTGCTGCCAAGCTTGGCTATGTTCATGTGCGCAATCTCTTCGAGGCTGTAGCCAATGTCGTTAGCGCAAGCTGCGATGTAAAACAGTACATCCCCCAGCTCCATTGCCAGCCCCCTGGCCTGTTCGGCTGTCAGCTGGTCTTCGAGGTCATCAGTGAGAAAATTGAACTCGTCATCACGGTACAGCTTCTTCACTTTTTCTGCGACCTCACCGGCTTCACCAGTAAGCCCCAATGCTGGGTACAACAGTGAGCCTTTGTAAAAAATGAAATCAGAAGCCCTGTCCTGATATTCGTCTAGTGTCAGCTCATCATGCCCACACATATCATCGAACAAATCATCCATCATTTTGGTCGTCATGTTCTTCTTCTCCTTCTAGTAAATGCGCCAGCTGCTCTTCCAGCAGCCGACCTGTTTCTCTGTCATATCTGACAGTGCCAGCCTCACCGGTCTGGCCTGTAAATCTGTTCTTCAGAACCCTGAAATGCCTTATGTCGCTGTCTGGTGCGTCTGCATCGACTTCCATTGCGATACAGGCATCTGACAGCTGAGCAATGGCGTGTGATCCACGAAGTTGTCCGAGCCTCACGGCGGCCCCGTTCTCATGTCCTCTGTCGCCGTCAGGACGGCGCAGGTGCGACACGAGAATAAGTCCAATGTTATGCTCTTGAACTAGCGTTCTCATTTTGGTCATTGCCATGTCGATGAGCTTGCGTTCATCGCCTACAGCCATGCCAGATATCAGTATGGATATGTGGTCGAGTACGACCCAGTCCACCTCGAGTGCTTTTGCCATGTACACAATGCGGTTGCAGATTAGGTCAACATCAGTTGAACCAAAGTGGTCGTAAAGGTACACAGGATGCCGCTCGTCCGATGAAAACAGGTCATCAAATGCTTCCACAATTTCATCGTCAGTAGCTAGGCTTCGATCCACCGTGATGTTTTTAGACAGATGTATGCCCACAAGCCCCAAAAGGGTGCGCTTGTTGCTTTCCTCAAGCATGATGCACCCTACCCTTTGCCCTGCGCTATGCAGGTGATAGGTAAGCTCACGAATGAATGTAGACTTGCCGATACCGCTTCCAGCCGTAACAGTAACCAACTCGCCTTTCCTCATGCCTAACAAAATGTCATTAAGCATCGAGTAAGGATAAGTGATTGACGAGGCAGCTTCGTCAATACTGATGGCCTCACGGTAATCGGTAGCTGCCACTATCCCATCAGGCCGGTAATCCCGGGCCTGGAAGATAGCTTCAATTATTGCGCCTGACTTTCCTTTGATTAGGCAGTCGTTAGCGTCTTTACATGGCAAGCTGGCAATCTTGGCTTTGCCTACTGGTAACAGCTCAGCAACTGTCTGCGCTGCTTTCTGACCGGCTTCGTCCATGTCAAACATCAAAATGACTTCTTCAAAGCCGTTGATGTAATCCCAGTTGGCCTTGATGGCCTTCGCAGCAGACTGTGCGCCATTGGGCAGACTAACCGTTGCCCATTTATGATTCTGGACTTGTGACACCGTCATGGCATCAATCTCGCCCTCACAAATTGTCAGCTTCTTGCCTTTATTCCAAAGGTGTGACCCGAACAGGGTCATATCGTTGGCAGAACCCAGTAGCTTGAACTGCTTGTCTTTAGTGCGCAGCTTCTGGGCTACTGGTATTCCGCTCTTGTTGCGATAAACGGCTACCTGCACTGGTTCTCCTTGGTATGTGCTGGCTAGGTAGCCGAATTTGTGACAGGTTTCCTCAGTCAGTTGTCTAGCTGAAATCGCTTGAACTTGGCCCTCGAGTAGGCCCGTTTGCTCTGTCTGATGCGCTGTCGGTTGTGTTTGTGCTGCAGTTGTATCGCCATCGGGTTCCGGGGCTTGATACGTTTCGCAGCTGAAGCAGTAGGTCGAACCATCATCGTACTCCGCATTGGCATCCGAACTGCCACACTTGTCACAGCTGATGTGCCTTACGTAGTTAGCTTTTTGCACGGCTCTATCCATCTGCTTCTCTCCTTTCAGTCAGTTAGGCCAGGTGATACTTGGTGTATCGTTGACCCAGTTTGTCGGTGCGCCATTCGCTTGTGATGTTATGTCCAAGCTCACGCAGGTCTTTGATGCGTCTCGGCAATGACCGCACACGGTACAGGTCATTTGCTTCAACCCACGTTATCGACCCCACCTTCTTCAGGTGGTCGAGTATTCTGCTGTTCTGTGTCATCGGATGTGTTTGCTCCTTCTTCTAGCCATTCTTGGGGTATGGTTTTGTGTCCATATCTGAAGCCATGCTTTTCGCACCACTGTGCGTAGGTAGTCGGACTACCCTTGTAGAGCTTGGCGTTTTGATTATGGAAAACCATGCGAATGTCGAGGTCGGGCCGCTGCTGTTTAATTAGCAGATGTTTGTGTCTGTCTTCGACAGTCCACCGGCCCTTCGTCTCAACGTAAAAAAAGCCGCCCTGTTTGGGCAGCTTGAAATCTGGTGTGTAGGTAGATGAGCGTTCAGGCCAGACGTATTGTATTTTGTCTTCCTCAT